ACTCTGTCGGGTTATTGGGACGCTTCTGCAGAGTTTTTGGAAGCAATTAATAGAGTTATTTGCCTTAATCGTAAAAATAGCATTGAAATTAAAGCACCTCTAATGACGATGAATAAAGAAGAAATCATTAGAAGAGGTGCAGAATTAAACGTACCATTCGAACTGACATGGACATGCTACGACCCGGTTTATATTCCGGGTGTTAAAACACTTTCATGCGGCGAATGTGTCGCATGCGCCAATAGATTACAAGGATTTATTAATGCCGGGTTAAAAGATTCCATGGAATATGCAATTTCCATTGACTATGAGAAATACGGCATTCAATGAGAATTATGAAAAGTACTGATATTTATTTCATCACAGCGACAAAAATGCACCATTACGATTTTTGGTGTAATTCCCATCTTGGAAAGTTCTTGAGAAAGGCTAAAGTCTCGGACCAGACATATGTTGCTTATAACAATAAGCAAGGCCTATCCGAAATTTACAACCATGCAATTTTGGAATGTGAGCATGATTATGTAGTGTGTGTTCATGATGATGTCGTAATTGAAGATATTTTTTGGTTTGAAAAATTGAAAGAAGGATTTGAAAATTACGACATCTTGGGTCTTGCTGGTAGTTCTAATACAGAAATCAAATCACCGGCACTTTGGCATTTAATGTCACCTAGAGAACAATGGATGGGATTTGTGAATCATTATATTCCAAATACAAACCAATCTTTCGCAACATCTTTTGGACCTTCCCCATCTAGATGCATCGTTATGGATGGGCTGTTTTTAGCTGCTAATAGAAAGGCACTTATGGATAATGGTGTGCTTTTTGATCCTCAATTCGATTTCCATCATTATGATATTGATTTTTGTCTTCGCGCAAATAAAGCAGGGTTGAAAATGTCAACAGTTCCTATCCATGTCACACACGCATCAGGCGGACTGAGTTCTACAGATAATGAAAGATGGAAAAATAGTGAAAAGAGGTTTTTAGCAAAGTATAGTTAATCATATGTGCGGAATTTTTAAATCAACTAAATTGGAAAGATTCAATGAATTATACGACGCAAATACCGTTAGAGGGTTTAGTAGTTTTGGCGGAGTATTTCGGAGAAATAATAAACACACTATATACAAAAGTGATGACATGGATATCAGATTCAATGCGAATGATGCATCTCTTTATCTTGGTCATCTGCGAGCGCCTACTGGGATTGGTCATACATTTACACCAATAAGATGCCATCCTTTTGAATATCGGAATTGGTTGGTTGCTCACAACGGCATCCTAACAAACCACAAAGAGCTTATTCCCGAACACATTCGAGACAATCATACATATGAAATAGATAGTAGTGTAATCCCGTTTCAATTGCATATCCATGGCTTTCAATGTTTTGAAAAATTTAAAGGAACGTGGGCTTGTTGGATGTATAATATTTTAACCAATCAGCTTTTTGTTACACGTTCGGATAATACTCTATTCATGGATCCAGAGACTGGGGATTTTTCTTCAACAGCTACAAATAGATGTAGTCAGAGCATCAACCCTAGAGTAGTATACGAAATTAAAGATAATGAATTCATCGAAGTCCACAGTTATCAAACCAAGCCTCTTTATTTTATTCCATGAGATGCAATGCTGGCATTGAGCCTAATATGCTATTAGATCAGCATTTAATCGCAGAGCAATCTGAATTGCTTATTGTGGATGGCATGTTGAGAAAAAATAAATTCAAAATGAAATCAAAAGTACCCAACGAATTTACGCTTGGGAAAGGACATATTTTATTTTGGACTGATAAGATTTTATACCTGCACAAGCGACATGTCGAAATAAAAGATGAAATTATTCGCAGGGGATATAAGGTAACAGACAAGAAGTTTATCCTCGACGACTATCCAGATGAATTGCTCAACGATTGGAGACCCCACAATAATGCAGTCGAAATAATCAAAAATCGAATTGCTGAAAAGATTTTGGCAAAAGGAGATAAAATATTTTGGCGCTATCAAGGATTATATATTGATTCTAAAGACATCCCGCTATATATTAACAAATTAACAACATCACCACTATATTATGTTTAACAAAGAAATTACACAATACGACGGCTCGCTGATTCATCAAAGATTTGCTTATAGATATTTTGGCAAGAATGTACATCCGCTTGGCAATATCATGGCATTTCGAGGATCAATGGAAGTAACAGATAATCTCGTTGACCTTGAAGATGCTCTCAAGAATGATTACATTTACAGTGAGGACGCCATTCAGTTTGTTTGGGAACTTCCAAACGTCTGCAGGTTTGGTGGAGTAAGTTTCCAACGATTGTTCGCAGCGAAAGTTGCACAGCTTCTATGGGAAGAAGGAGTGCCAGGAGTATCTATCGAAGGAGACGACATTATGGTTAACAACGAATTTGTATCAGACCATCATTCATTGGTTCTTCCAAAAGGAAAGGCTAGTGTTTCTATTTGTCATGAAGTAAATGGTGCAAGTCTTGGACACTTAGCAGTGAATATCAGTGCAGGAGCAAAGGCACCAGCATTCGCTTACTCGACACGAGATGTATTAGGAGATAGTGATAAATTAACGAAATTTACAAATAATGTCATTAATGAGTTTTATGTTATGATTGATGACATTTTTGTCGCAACCTCAAAGACGGCAATTCTCTAATGCTATTTGATTATCTTAAAAATATCCTTTATTCGAAACAACCAGAGTTGCTCGAAGAAGAAAATGACTTTGTGCCGTTTCTCATTCAAAGATGGCTATCAATGCATTCGCCAGAAGTTACATACATTCTGAACGAAACTACCAATAGATATTGGATGGCATTGGCTGATAAGCAAGATTGGTATAATGCGTTTATGACCTCATTGCCGAGAGTAAAATTTCGTAAATTAAACTACATCAAGAAAGCAAAAGCGGAAAATAGCAAAGACGACGATACTGTAAAATTAATTGCCAAAAATATGGAAATTTCTGAAAGAGAAGTTCGGTTGTATTTGGAAAGAATTGATTTTAAGGTAAAAGATCTTGACATCTACAAAAAGTAACATAAATCACCCATATGGAAAATTTAGAAAAATACAGTAGCTCCGCACTTCCTGAAGACTATGAAATCAGTGAATTGTTTGGTGATACACTAGCAATTGCTTATAAAGATAATAACGGTGAAGGTCTTGTCAAGCGAGGCTCTCTGTGGGTAGACCCAGGTGTTACCTATAACATGTGGAGAGTAGGAGAAATTATTCTCAAGGGACCCAAATGCAGCGACAATGTCAAAGTAGGAGATATGGTTCTATTTCCTAATGATCGAGGGATTCCGGGCATCAAACATAAGGGGGTCGAAGTTCGATATATTAACGAGGATAGACTATTCGGCAAAGTAAGCCTCAAAGAGGAACAATAAAATATGGCATCACTCACTGAACTAAGCAATCTGCTGGAAACTAATGTACTTGAGGTCAAATTCATTAGGCGCAATCCAAAGCCAGGGGCAGCATCAACTAGAAGAGCATTCATAACAACAAGTAATAGTCTACTCAATAGCCCTCGAGGTAAAATTACACTACGATATGAAGGTGGTGGTGGGGGTGGATTAAAATTCACACCAGCAGCCCGCAATCTAATTCTTGCATGGGATATTCTCTGGCAAGAATATAGATTGTTTGGTGCAGAGGGATCTTCGATCATTACACAAATTCCAGTAACGACAGAAGACGAAGTTGCAAAATTTTGGGACTATTTTGACTCAAATATGTTGCCGCTAAGCCCTGAAGATAAATTAAGATTCATGAACTCATGATAATAGACAAAATCGAAAATGCGTTAAAGCAGCACTTCCAAAAAACCATTAAGCTATCAATTAATGGAACCAACGTATTCAAAACAGGCAGATTTGTGCTGTCAAAGATAAATGCGTTTTCGTTTGACCTCTACATCAAGACATCCAAACCATCTATTGAGATTCTGCCGATACCTATTCCGTTTGATATATTCATTACAGATAATGGGATAATTTTTGATTATAGCGTAGACAAGATAGCAGTCAAAAACACGCAACCATATCAAGAGCTAATGTTTTATATTGGCAAGAATAAAACAAGCAAATACTTAAACGAGAAATTGGTGATTTCATTCGAATAAAAAAGGAGAGCTTTACGCTCTCCTTTTTTAAGATTCATGAACTCATGATAATAGACAAAATCGAAAATGCGTTAAAGCAGCACTTCCAAAAAACCATTAAGCTATCAATTAATGGAACCAACGTATTCAAAACAGGCAGATTTGTG